ACGGTTAATGTAACACCAGAAGCCACAGTAAATGGACCAGTAACATTGGCATTCTCTGTGGCTAGTATAGTGATGTCAGATGTAAGTGATTGTGCGTTGGTNCGAAACAAGCCACCGCCCTTGAAGTTACCCTTGTTCTCAGCGGCAGGAGTAATGGTGCCAGCTTGAGGTGCAAGGTAATTGACAAAGATATTGCCAGTGCCACTAGAAGGTGCGGCAGAAAAGGTAAGAGTCACACCATCAGGAATAGTGTAGGCCGCAGTATCTTGTACTACGCCATCAACTGATACAAGTACATCTTGTACAGAAGAGACTGTGGTGGTCAGTGTGAATGTTGTTGCACTACCTGTGCCATTAAAGCGTTGTACAGCTTTAACAGCTTGGTAAGAACCGGGAACCTTTTGACCAATATATGGCATCTACCGCCCCTTATGAACTAATTGTGTCTACAACAGAAATCCAAACGTCACATGCTGACGCGGTGTCTGCGTATGCTTTTAGGATGTCACCGCTTTGAAGAACTACCTTCGCGCCACCATCTAGCACCTGAAGGGCAGAGCCAACAGGAACAGGGGCGTCTTTTAAAATATAATAGAAGGGAGTGTTATCAGCATCTGTAACTAGAAAAGTCACAAGGATTTGAGAAGTCCCTTTGTTCGCGGCGTTGATACCAATCAATGCGTCATCTGAGTTAGATGTCCACAATGTAGTAGCCCCTGCGGGTGTCTGTGTGTTCGAGATGCTTGAAGCTGCAACTCTTTCAAAATCCTGTGCCATATCTTCTTCCTATCTATAACGCGATTGCCATCGCCACCGCGAAGCCCGCAGTCGCACCTGTAGATGGTAAGTTAGTTAATTGTGAACCGTCTACTCCGGGCAGTCTTGCGGAACCGTCTAACTGCACTGCATTGTTAGCCGAAGTACCCGCTGTTAATACTGCGGCGGAACCTAGCCCCAAAGAGGTCCGAGCGGTAGCGCCAGACTCTGCTACAAAATTGGAGCCATTACCTACGATAATATTTCCATCAGTTACCGCCAAGCCAGCCACATCTTGTAGTTGCTGGTCTAAACGAGCATTAGCAATTGTACCGGAAGACAGGTTACTTGCATTCAAAGCAGTTAGGTTACTTGCGTTAGCGGCGACTATGTTTCCACTGGCATCTAGAAACGTCATCTTCTCCGCTGGTAAAGTAACAAACAAAGTTTTAGTGCCGGAGCCCCAACTTACAGCGCTGTCACTATTGCTGGACTGGAGAATAGTAGTACGGGCCAAGGTCGTACCACTGGAAGTGTAAGTCCCAATACCTGTCTCAAAGTCCGAACCGTCTGTGCAAGTATAGTAGGTAGTGTTACCATTACCTACTTGACCAAAAGTTTCAAAACCAGTCACCGCTCCAGCAAGCGTATAGGTGCCTGTGCCGGTAGTAGTAGAGGTTTCTTTTACACGGTCTTTAAGAGCCAGCGCCATTACTTCAACTCAATAGATAAGTTACCTGCGTTGATACGGAAGATGTCACCTGTAGCAATTGCCTTACTAGCGTCAAGTGCGCCAATAAAAAGAATGTTACCGCTTGATGAAGCATCCGCAATAAACGCATGTGTGATTGTATTGTTTGTACCACTAGAAGCCGGGTACTCAATGTTAGCTGAGTTTGTTGCTGTCTGAGCATCTGTGCTAACGGCTGGAACAGTCCAAGCAGCGGCAGCGACCTGCTGTCTAGCATAGTTACCAAAAGTTGCTTCGGTTAAAGCGCCTGTTTCAGCATTTGAAACGGCTGTGGCAAGACCGACATAGACATTGTTGCCCAGTGTTGCGAAGCTGTCTGCATTATTTTTAAAGAGGAACTGCAAAATTGCATGCTCCAGATAGTTTGTTGCTGCGTTACTTGTTGCCATAATTTAACTCCTAAGTCCTTGGCCTGGATGGTAGTCCTTGTCTGTATGCGTCTGTATTCTCTCTAGCTTCCGCTAAGTCCTTCAGGCGCTGAATTTCCTGAACGAACCTTTGTTCGTACAGTTGCATCATATCTTGCTCACCCTTCATGTAAGTATACGCTTCTACAAGCGAACCGTAAAGAAGGGCGTTTGGAGCGTTATCGCTCAACCATGTTGTCCCACTATCCGAACCGGCTGTTATGCTGGCTGGACGATAGTAATAATGAAGCTCAGTTGTAAGAGCCGCGTCTGGGGTCGGGGATAAAATGAAGTTTCCTACATCAAATACAGCATAATATTTTGGCGTCCCACTCGCTCCAGTGTCGTTGCTGTATTGCTGAACAAAATTCACATCTTTTTGAAGTAAAAAGTCTTTTTTGTTTGCCGTTGTGATTTGCAAAGAAAAGGAGGCAAGATAATCGCTAGGAACCGTAAGGTACGGGTCGTCTTGAGATAGCGTGGCTGTTGCATTTTTGCGGAACAACTCTAAGTCTGTAACGCTAAATATACGGTCTTCACAGGAACGAATGAACACAGGAAGGTTAGTCACGAAAGATGTTTCTGTGTTTTCTGCAAAATCCTGTATAGCTGTCTTTAGCTGTGTGTAAGTGAAGCTCATTTAATTCTCCAACGTGACTGGGCCAGCGGTCGCATTGTTACCGCCGCCTCTTTTATTGCCGGAGGTTGCTGTCCCGCTTGATGCCGTGAAAGTATATGTGTTTTCATCCACAACAGTAATTGAGTAACCGCTTGCATTTTCTAAAACTCCGCTTGTAAAACCATCAAAGCCAACGGTCTTTCTAAATCTTACAATATTACCACTAGCTCTTCCATGAGATGGCTGAATGACAGTTACCACCGCAACACCTGAATTGCCAGACTTGAACGGGTTATTGTTTAAAAGAACTTCTACAGCAGGCTCTATTCTGTCTGGCCTGGCGTTTCTAATGGCCTCTGCGTCTGTGCTTTGGCGGCGAGGCTGAAGTTGAGGGTGCTTTGGCTCATATTCATCCTTTCCCACCATAAACCCGTTCCACTCTTTTATCATATCGTTTAACTTATAACGAAATCCAGAGCGGTCAGATATACCGTAAGCGTATTTTCCAGCCGCATACTTAGCCATTACGAAATCCTATAAAAACTTAGGTTTGGCGCAACATTAAATGAAGCTCTATCTCTGTCTTCTGACAAGGCTCTGTCTAGCTCTTCTTCGTATGATGCCTTCAGCATTTGTATTCTATCAGGCGCACGCTTTATTGACATGTAGTATGCAAGGCCAGCCGCCAAGCAAGGGTAAAATCGAAAAGGAACATCAAGAGTATTAGTTGACTTGTCAGCATCATCAATTCTAGTCAATGCATCATAATACAGAATATCAGTAGCATTTTCGGGAGCAGGCCATATCTTTATGTTTGGAGTAATTTGTCTATCAATAAAGAACTGAGTAGGTCGTCCCTGGGTGGTTTTGTTGGGTATGTTTAAAAACTCGTCACGGCTAATCTTTTCCATACTAATGTCCGTTCCAGAACGGCGCACCACCATAGAAAGAACGTCAATAACATCAGTATTTATAGCATATTCTGACGTTCCTTGAGTAAGGGCCTGGCTTCTTTGCTGTATTGTCCATTGATTAAGACCGCGATTAGCCCACTCAGCGAACATTAAGTTCATAGAACGCTTTGCAGTCTTTAAATCATACCCTGTACGCACCTCTAGGCCACACCGCTCAAAAGCTTCTTCAATGTATTCAGCTACATCTAATTCAAAATCTGTTGAGCCAGAGACAGTCATTATTTCTTCCTTTTCAAGGGTTTGACGCGCCGAGGCTTACCTGCTGGCTGTCCAATCTTTTTCTTCTGACTTATTCTACTACGTTTTTCGGCAGCAGTCATCTCTGACGAGGTTTTTGGGGTCTTAGAAGATACTCTCTTAGAGGGGCGACAATATGGAGTACCCCGTTTACTTCCTTTGCCTCTGCCACACGATTTCCCCGTGCGTACATCTTTCCAGTCCTCTTTGAACCATCTTTTGAGAGCAAGTCCAGCTTTTGTTTTCCTAACAGCCATCTCGTCACAGCATCTTTGTTGGTTTGTCACGCATGACAATACCGCCACCACGAAGTTTCTTAGGTTTTGATTTGTTTCCCCAGTTCTTGGCCCCAACCTTTCGGCACTTTGCAATAGCACCTGATGCATAAGCGCTTGGAAAAACCCTGTAACGAGCTTTTACTTTTTTATAGCAAGCATCTTTTGGCATCTTTTTGCCTCCTGGGTTACTTATTTGTTTTGATGTTTGAGAGCGCGAGATTGGCAACACTTTTCTCCGATAAAAACTCTTCCCACATTGGTCTTATCATTTCATAATTAGCGGCGACCTTGCCGTGGGTTTCGGCAACATCAACCTTTAAATCAACTATACTAATTCCTACCCATCCAATAAATGGAATAGCCAGAGCACTAAAGAACCCCAGAATACCTAATAATATTTTCATTAGCACTTCCATCTGCGCCTCGCTTGTCTGAGGCGGCTATTGGGATTTTTTGCTGCTTTAGGAAACTTCTTCATTTGACCAGCGCTACGAGCGCAGAACGATTTACGGCGCTTTGCTGCCGCTGAACCCTTTTTGACCTTACCTGTTACTGCTGTTTTTAATTTAGAGCCAGGATTAGCTTTACGATAAGCCGCAACGCCTTTTTTTGTCATACCAGCACCATCTTTGGTTTTGCGATAATTACCGCCCTTGCTGGTAGTCTTGCGAATTGGACTTTCTTTTTTACGAGCCATAATTATCCCTGCTGATAAAATATCGTTACGGATGTATTGCTTGGCATACTTACATATAGTCCTGTAAAATATAGTATGCCGTCACCAGGAATATTTATAGATATAGTTCCTGTAGTTGTCTCATCTACCTCTAGAATCTCATCTCCACTTGCGGAAGTGTTATCATAAACTATAATATCACCAGATGCTCCGGTCTTATGAGTAACAACCAAACCCATAAGGCGGCCTCTGCCAGTAATGTAACTAGCAGAGGAGTGCCTATGAAGTGATTTGACTTCATTGCCAGCCATTTTATGACAGCATAATCGTCAATGTTGTGCTTCCACTGATTGCTGAAACATGAACCCCCTCAGTAGCAAGAATGCCATCATCGGGAATATATACTTCATTGTATCCAGTAGGAAACGTCTGCGTCAGAAGGGTTTCTCCAGTGGCACTACCGTTTTTAATAGTGAAGCTGGCAACACCTGATGCTATATAACAACCAACAGAGCGTAGTCTAGCTCTAGCGGCTCCGACATCACCTGTAGCGGCAACTGAATGGGCTTTTATTGGACCTGCCATTAGAGCCTCCTACTATGCGAGGTTATTATTCTGCTGGTACAGTATTGTAAAACGAACAAGACCTGCGTTTGTAGCGGCAGAAGCAGTCACAGTCAAACGAATGTCCGCTGTTCCAGTGTCTTGCCAAGCCAATGCAGCGCCAGCTTGTGTTGTTGGGTACACACGCCCAGCGTCTGTTCCAGATGCAAAAGTGTTCAGAATTGTAGCTGCGCCACCTACAGTATCACCGATACTAAGGTTGGTAGCACCGCTTGCTGCGGTAATAATGTCGATTACGCAGTCAATAATCTGTGAGTTTGCGGGAATGACAACATTAGTAACTTGAGCGGCTAGAGCGCCACCAGATAGGTCTGCTGAAAATGTTTGGGCCATAACAACTTGACCGACATTTGCGACATCAGTTCCGACTGTTGTGCCTGTTGTATTCTTAATGGTTCCGGCCTTAATAGGACCAGAGAAAGTAGTTGTCGCCATGATTATCTCCTGTCGTGGCTAATGTCAGCCGCACCATGCGACTGTCAGGGATAATTAACTATACAACAAAAAAGGGCGGCTGAAAAGCCGCCCTTTTCCGAACAGTTGTTCGCTTTATGCGCCTGGTGAACCAAACACTGCGCGTGGGTCAGAATAGCCAAAGCTATAACGCTCACGAGCTTTAAAGCGCATGTTACCTGAATCGAAGTCAGCTTCCATGCCTGTAGTCATCGCAGTACGCTCAAAGTGCTTAAAGCCGTTTGGCGCATCTGTTTTGATGAAGAACGCATCTGGGTCTGTCAGGAAGTGGTTAATTGTGTAACCCTCTGGCAGCATACCCATGTTGCGGATTGCGTTCACATCGTTGTCTGCTGTTCCTACACGAAGTGTAGACTCAAGAAGACGGTCAGCAACAAACTGTAGCTGTGGTGGAACGATTAACTTCATACCGCGAAGAGCGATAATCATGTTACGTTCATCAACGAATGTTGAGATGTCGATTAGAGCATTCTCAAGTGATGTTTCGTTGAGGTCAGCAGCAGTTGATGGCTCGTTGCGGAATGTTCCGCCACCAGCAAGTGGGTGGTTGGTAGCGCAAAGCTCCTTAGTATCACCACCAGCAAAGTTACTGTCGAACGCATTGTTCAGTGTTGCAGCAGCTTTAACTTGCTTTGTATGTGCCATTGAACGTGCTAGTGCGCGTGTGTAACGGGCACCAAGACGGTCATACAGGTTATCTTCCATTGCTTCTTCTGTAAGCGCGAAAGCCAATGAGATTGTCTCATGTGAGTAACGGGCTGTGTATGCTTCAGAAGCATTGTCGAAAGATACGCCTGCACCTTCTGACTTAGTTTGTGCATTTCCGAAACCAACGAGCATCACTTCTTCTTCAAACGCACGGTCTGATGATTCTGTGTCGTAGATTTCTGCGTGTTCCGCGTCGTAGCGGTCGT